TTAATTAAGCGCCTTATCTATCTCACCTAACACATGCAGCGCTTCATTGAGATAATCCTCTGTTCGCCTGACTGCGGTGTGAGTGCGGCCAATTTGATTTGACGAGACAAGACGGGGGTCTGCAAAATCGCCACCTAATGAAGTGCCAGTAATACGATCAAGCAATGTGGCAACAGTCTGAGCCAGCTTTAATGATAATTCTTCAGTGCGAATCGCCCGAGAATGTAAATCAGACAATCGGCCCGGTAAGCAATCAAGCGCCGTAAAAGCACTCCCAACAGCTTGAGCTAACTCAATGGCTCGCTGCTCCATATCGCCCTGCTTAGCCTCAATGATAGGGCTGCGGGGTTTCGTTAGCTCGCTGGCCAATAGCTGCTGTAGTGTTTCCTGAGCAGCGTTTAAGTGTGTAGCCTGAAGCACCGTGCCACCTGTTTTGCATGTCATTTGCGCATTATTAATTGTGCCGTTATTCACTGTGATACCTCATCTATTTAGCCGTTTTGAGTGCCTGCTCGATTGCCAGACTTAATGCACCGGGCATTAAAGCTTGTGCCATTGCGTTCGCCCGGTCGAAGTAGCCAAGCGTGGGTTTAACTGCCAGTGCGTCACCAAACTGAATCAGCAGCTTAGGTGCTCTTTGTTTCTCTCTGGCGCGATGCACACCGTTAGGAGAGCGTTTCTGACGCTTCTTAACCTTTTTGCTCTTCTTCCCTTTCTTACGCTGGAAGAAACCACTAACGCCATTCACCTCACCTACAAACACATTTTCTTTAGCTTTGAGCTGCTGCGTTTTGTTACGGGCTAAGTTGCCGAACTTATTAAGCTTTATGTTTTTAGGGTTAAGCAGCGCCTGACCATTGAGCTTGTGCTGACCGCCGAACTCGAACGGTTCGAGATAACTGGCAGCAATATCACGCACAAACACTTTGGCCTGTAATCGGTCTTTACGAGCGCCAAACGAACCAACAGAACCAACGGTAAAAGGGGTTGGGTTATCCAGATTGCGCTGCATACCCACCTTCTGAGCGGCGGCAATCTGGCGGGCAACGCTTGTTAGAGCCTGAGCTGCTGCAAAAGGGAGCTGCTTTTTTATCGACTGCAACTGATTGGATAAATCTTTAAGAGTTGCCATGATCTATCCCTAAATAGAAAAACCACCGGCTTATAAGGCCAGTGGCTTATTGTTCGCTAAGTGATTAGCCGTACATGCTGGGCTTATATTGGTTTTGGCTTCTGTCTCATAATTGCTTCTTCAATATCTTCCATTAATGGTTCATTGCCAATATAACCAACAAGATACATATCACCATTATCGGAATAGTAGTCGATAACCTCAAAGATGGCTTCACGTAAGTGTGGGTCTTTTCGGTGCGGAATTAAATTTAACCTACGTAATCCCTGCTCAATACTGCGCACTTCCCCATTCCACCCCTCACCAAAAAGCATTATATCTTGCATATAGCAACCTCTGGTCAATGAAGTAATAACGAGAATATATTACTACAAACATTATCGATGGCACTCAATGAATACCATCTGTAATGATTGAGAGCCATTGTGGACTCTAGGATTATGCTGTCTGTAACTGAGATAGATTACATGCCGATACATCAAGACAGATCAGTACACTGATTAGTAAATACCTCAACATGTAAAAAACCATAAATTTCAATTCGATAAAAGCAAGCCAATCAGTAAATTATAGTTGGTTTAATTATTGTTTCATCACTTACTGTAAAATAAAGGCCAACTAGACATATAAAGGAACCTTTTCAATTGAAAATTTCTATCATTGCAGCAACCGTTATATTCAGTGTCACTTTAAGTGGATGTGCAGTACAAAATGACAAAACACAGTTTCACGGTATAGGTTTAACATATCAGTCTGATATCAAAAAACTGGATAACGGCGATTTCTTCACAGAAGTTGAAGCTGCCCCTGCAGCAGGTCGAATTAAAGGAGCTATTGGCACAGCCAGCAAAAAAGCGTCAGATTTTTGTAGGGCACAGAATAAAGCCATGAAAGAAGTGAAAACTGATATAGATACTCATTTACTCGTTAATGGTGTTGCTGGTCTGACCTTCCAGTGCGTATAAATATCCGTAAGGATTATTAATTTTCAATGATATCAAGAGAGCCGTTGTGAGAATGGCTCTCAATTTGCAATTATGTTTTCCTCCCAGCGTTCTGCCGCCAACTAATAACCTCATCGAGCCGCCCCTTACAGATCCGCAACTCACGCTTAAGAGCTAGGGCATACAACCCACTATCGCCCCAAGTGGTACCGACGAACTCTGGTACCTCGCATGTAACCAATGCTGATTCAGGGGGCCATAACTGGATTAATTCGGCTGACTTATGCTGTGGGCTATTCTTGCAGGATGACAATGCTAGCGTCAGGCAGAGGCTTGATAGAACAATCATCACTCGCCCCCGCAGCCTTGAACCGCCTGAGTCGCTCGTCACTTTCATTGCGTAACTTCCTCTCGTTTTCTAGCTGCCGGTCGGTAGCTGCACGGTTTGCGGCATCGTTAGCACCGTAAGCATCAATGATGTTACCCAGAGCAATGTTAGTCGCCTGCTCGGTCACCAGCTCCGCTTCCGTCTTATCCACCTTATTTGCCAGATGATTACGATTCAGAAGCAGAAGAAGGAAAGCCGTAGCAACTAACGCCACTAGAGCGGCGCGCCAAGTAGTCATAGCTGTAGTTCTCGCTTAGCCAACTCAAACCGTGCCTTGCGGTCATTAATACCGTTATTTCCACCATTAATAAGCTGTGTCACACGCTGAATATCATCGGCATATTGACCGCAGTTGCGGGATTGCCAGAACCAGGCAGCAGAACGAACAGCATTTAAATCGATTAGCAACTGGTCAGGATTGCTGATTAAGTCCAACTTCAAGGTGGTACCACATGCCCGGTAGTTATCTAAACCAGTAATCTGAATTAGACCGCGACCGCGATACTTCCAACCATCACCCGCAGCTTTATTACCCATGCGGCCTGAGTAGACCAAATTAGCGATCGCTTGTTGTCGATTAAGTGGCACTGATTTTTCACCAGACTGACGCCCCAAAGCCGAAGCCTGATCCGCAGACAGGCGCTTGCCGAACGTCGCAATCAAACCGTTAACACTGTAATTGAATGATTCCACCAGCAGCGTGAAACTGGCTGACTCATGGCCTACCTGAGCAATAAACATGGCCTGTTGTACTGGCGTGGTAATGCCAAATTCTTTCATTGCCAGGGTAATAGGCTGAATCCAACGTGCAGCAAGTTCGGCGCTGATGTTAGCCGCCATTCTGAATTGATAAGGGGTCATGGTTTTAGTCTCACCGGTTTAGCGAAGTGCATGACATTTCCACCAGCAGCAACAATTGCCACAGCCATGCTGATATTAATAAGAGTTTCGGACCAGTCGGCGTGGTTGTAATCGCCCGTTAAGATCCTGATAGTGACCGAAGCACTAGCGACCATCAGCCCATAAGCAAAAATTGAGGCTATCGGTCGATAAGTAGCACCATGTCGGCGGTAAGCAAATAAACGGGCAGCTATCACCGCACAAGCAATAGCATCAAGTGTCAGCAGATAATTATTCATCTGGCTTTCCCCCACCACTTCTAAAGCGGTCGATGATGTTGCCGGGGTTCTTTGACTCTTTGTTTGCCCACATCAATAGACGTATGACAACAGCACCAGCAACCATTGCGCCGACCGGCTCAGCGGCTTTAACTTCATCAGGCGTCAGGAAGTTAATACACGATGTAATGAAAGGGGCAGATAACACACCGGTACCCCATGACAAGCCAAATAGAAATAGTTTCTTAAACAGAGAGAAGTCTGACGCAGATAACACGAATACAGCAGCGCCAGCGAACGCCCCCACAACAACACCAGCATCCAGCCCCGATAACAGCCCGATAAAAGTAACGCCAGTAACAGTTGCAGTGGCGGCTCCGGTGCTGGTGATCGGTTCCGACATGATGGTTTCCTTATATGTGGGGAATTTAGCCCACCAGTGCAGCCACTCATTAGCAGTAATGTGTGTGGAGTTGATTGGGTGACTGGTGGGCTAAAACTGAAAAAGGCCACTAAGCTAGTAGCCTTGTTTACCAAAATTAGAATGTCATTATTAAATGAATAACAATAAATCTTAAATTATCAATTACCTTTTTTAACTCTTTTCCATTCATTTTTTAAACATCGCTGAGTTGCAACTATTAATTGCTTATTCACTCGAATGTATTCACTATTTTCCTGTCCGCCATCACATTTTAGCTCTTCCCAGATATAATTATCTATCTTATATTCAATCTTTCCCATTGCAGAAAGAATCAATTTGGATGTCCACTCAGTCGAGTTTAACATCAATTTTATATTAATACTCGATGTTACAATCGATTGCTTTAATTTCAATGTTTCTTGAAAATATGCTTCAATTTGGGCTTGAGTACCATTACCCCACCGCTTCGCTTTTGATTCCAAGGTAAGTAAACGCTTAACGTTAAGATATGCTTCAACATTAGAGATATATAATGACATTATATCTCTAAGTCTATTTATCCATTCCTGCCTATTAGTTGATAAAACTTGAGCATTAAAGCTCCGCGTAGCGATTAATAGTTGCGCTTCCCTATCTTTATCCAATGATATTTGCTGGGCAGCTCGGTCTTTCTCTACCGATTCTTGGCTTTTCTTGATTGTTCTCCATGCTATTGCGGCTGGGATAGAGCCTGCAATCAATGACCCCAAAATAGTAGCTATCATTGTTGCTGTAACAGACCAAGTATTGTCCCCGGTATCTATATAGACTTTCGGGATCTTATCAATTACAAGGCTGGTATTTGTTACAATCCGCTCAACAGTTTCTGGGAAAGGTATTCCTCGCCATTCCATTTAGATGCACCTATAAAATGAAAACCAAATCATAACCATGGGTTCAATTTATTAAAAGTAGCTACACCACAAAACCCCGCACTAAGGCGAGGTTTATTTGACTGGATAAGCACTACTGCACAACCAACTCTTATCACAATACTGGGTAAAATTCGTAACGAATAGCTTTTTATGCGTTTTTTGGTATTAATTCATACTTACTCTGCCACCTTCTGTACATTAAGCTCAATCAGAACTGACTGCCAGTTCCTTGCTAAAAGCGGACGTTACTAGCATAAAGGTGTTTTAGTTGGCAGGAATCAGTCAAAAATTCAAGCCTATGTAAGTGACATTGATACTGAAGTCATGATAGAAATCAGTAAGCTTAATACTGGGGTGACAAAAAATTTTATTGTTAAAGGCTGAGGTTGAAAATGGATAATGGTGAAATCGTAAGTAAAGTTATTGATTCAAAAGTTGTCGAGAATGCGTACAACGATTCCCTTTCCCCTGGACTTAAGGAACTTAGCAAAGTGGGCGTTGATTTAGCCAAGACAGCTCGACTTCTTCTTGCACCACTTCAAATTGCAGCAACCTTTCAAGATCGGTTAGAACGCTTCTTATTCGAAATGAATGAACGCGTTCCTGAATCTCGAAGAATTGAAGTAGCTCCCGAAATTTCTGGTCCTGCGATTGAATCTATGCGTTTTTTAGATGAATCTAATACACTATGGGGTTTATTTAAAGAGGTATTATTTAAATCAGCTGATGAGAAGTATGTTGATCTTGTTCATCCCTCATTTGTTCAAATAATTAAGCAGTTAACTCGAGATGAAGCATATTTACTTATTAAACTTGAAGTTGATAGCTTCTATATTATTGATATAATGGATTATAACAGTCAACTAAATAAATTTTTAAATAAGAAAACTATAAGCTCCACAATCCCTTCCAATGAACTACTATCCCCCGATTCAATGAATATTTACTATCCCCACTTGGAATCTCTTTCATTAATCACTTGGCCCGTCACTAAACAGGAGCCATTATATTCTAATGGAATTCAAATCGGTGTGCGTCGGTACAGTCAAATTCACCTTACTGATTTTGGACGACTATTTGTTTCTGCTTGTCTGCCACCTGCAGATGCTTAAACGATTAATTGATTGTATATGCGGGATTCAGATAGTTGCTAATCTGAATCCCGATAGATAGTAATGTTCATCTAAAATGTAACGAGCACAGACACTGCAATTAGGATGTTGAGATGCAAATGCTCACTTATCGCTTTTAGCCGACGCTCAGGTTCAGTCGTTTCTTGCTACTGAACACTGTCAGAACAGGTCTAAACTAATACTGTTTTCCATTATCAGATTTATGTATCCACTCATCCATTTCTAACTTGGCCCCTGCCATCATCAGGCAAGCATCAACAAACGTCTCAGCCAGCATGAGTTTTAACCGAATCTTACCCTCTGAGCATTTATGCTTCCTGGCAATCGCTGACTTTGATATACCCTTTTTATAATGCTGCTCTATCAGATTATACTCTTCGCTGCGTCCTGCCTTTTTTAGCCTGCCTATAGCAGCATCGACTAACAACCCATCATTATCACAGCACGACAACCGTGATTTTGTGGTACTGGGTAACAGACCTTTAAATCCTGCTGCAATGGGGGAGTAACCTACGCCACTATCTTCATTTGCTGCCCAACCGCCCCAGCGTTCTAATACCAATTGAATATCACGCATATTATGGATACCCCTCTGAATCTCTGAACGTTACCCAATAAAAAGGCGAGCCGTATTTAATATACGATTCACTATTTATATTGATTAGCTATGTAGGTATATTACCATAATTCGTAACAAGAAAAGACATAATAACGCCAATATCAACCACAATGGCAGCACGTTAGGCGATGTTAATGTCATTATTTAATTGTCTATCAACGCATCCCCTATATGCACCCCTATCAAATTCAGATATACCGCATCATTATCTGAGCCTGAAAAACTCTGATGTCGCTCACTTTGCAAATACCATTTCAATACATCCAGTGCTTCTCGTTGATGGCGAGGGCGGATGATTTCAAGCTTCTTATCAAGATAGGTTTCACGGTCTGATATAGGGCCGTCGCAATCATAACCATATCCACCTGGGTCCATTTCTTTGCAAGCAGCATTACGCACCGTATATAACCATTGCCAATACTGAAATTCTCTTACAACATCAGACAGTGTATGAGGCTCTGGTAAAACACCAGCGAACCCCTTTGACGCTTGCGCTCGCAGGTCCCATACATCAGTAACTCGCTTACCCTCAATACATCCCTTCTTTTTTTCCTCAGGTGTCCAGCCAAAATCATTATCATAAATATCACCACAGACCATCTCCATGAGTTGTTCGGCTCTAGTAGGCTCCAGTGCTGCCTCATAGCTGCCAAATGTACCCCTGACCTCTGCTGCGCGGGAATATTGTGTTCTAGCTCGGTCTATATAATGGTGTGGGTCGCCCATCATCATTGTCGAAAAACTGGCAGTCCATCCCGCACCATTCGCTTCCAAATAACGAGTGTAATTATCACGAGCATCTTTGGGGGAGATAGTCAGTTTGTGCAAAGCTTCCTCTGCCGCCGCAATATGTCCCGGTTCGCCGGTATTGATAACTTCCAACACCCACAAATAGGCGTCGGTCTGCTTATCTCCCGTAATACGCCGCTGCACTGGTAACGGTTTTGGTACTATAAGTGCGGTACTGTATTGCTTCTCTGGTATCTCAAACATCGCGACATGCTCGGGATTATCAGCAAATAACCCAGACCGCTTACAGGCGCTTTTGACCGTGCTCAAATTCAAATTAGTCATATCGGCTATCCGTTTATAACCGATGCCTGATTGTTTAAGTCGAAATACCTCAGCACGTAATTCTTTTGTCATTCTCATGATATGCATACCCTGTATTCTTTTACTCTCTGTCAGGGCATTGGTGTAATACCCCGCCAGAGAGAATGATTAATCCGATTCAGGTCAGTTCAAATGGAGGGAATCTGCTTATTCCTCCAAATCATCTGGCATCATGAGCACCACAAAACGGGGTTGCTTACCGTCAATTCTGAGCGTTTTCTTGGTGATCCCCTTGCTCGGTTTATCCAACATACCGGCATCTGCCAGAACCTGAGCAAAAGCCACTGCATTAGCACCTACGGCTATCTCGTCGCGAAACACCGACGGGAAGGTATGGAATACCAATGTGTCGAGTCCCTGCTTTTTCTCCCGATACCCCGCTAAATCCTTTATTGGTAAATCTCGCGGATCCGTTTCAGGGTGTGGTAAATAGCGGCTATAACCGAAGCGCTGCAAGAAAGATTCAGCCTGTTCCGCCCATGCTTTTGATTCTCGGTTACCCATACCAAAATCATTAACCCATGCATTAAAACCATGTTGCAAAGCGTCACGGCACTCTTGTTCACTCCAGCCGGTAAGGTGTTTGGAAAGTAGCAAAGCGGCTTCCAGTATGGCGAACCTCGATGCAACACGGCGTACCTGCTCACTGGCTTCATCGGGTAATAATGCTATCCACCGACGTTCCGCATCCCTGACAGCTTGCGCTGCTACTTCTTTCTGGCTGGCTAAGCACTTAATCCATGCCCGCCCTACCGCACCGTAGTGGTCTTTACAGGCATCTCGCATAGCATCTGCATGCGCTTTACCGTCCTTGAAACCATGGTATTCAGTTGCTTTGGTTATGGGCACATTTAAGAGCCGAACCAGTTGGCCAGCGTTTACCTTGCCTCCATCAGCTCGGATATAACTCTCAAGGTCGATTTCACCTGTACTGAATGCCATTGCGCGCCAGCGTTTCACATCCCGATTACCGCCCTCCTTGGCCCCCTGAATTTTGCCGACGCCGTTAAACAAAGCGTAAGCAGCATCAGCAACTGCGCGTTTATTACTGCCTTGCCCTATCTCATCCAGTGGCATAAAACCGTCATTGTGAGCCGCAGCTTCATTTACCAAGCCCAACGCTGTTGAGTACCACGTCAGCTTCAGCGCTTCGGGTTCGCCATAAACAGTGGTAGCCGCATTACCCGTCGTAGTTTTACCTGCGGAGGAACCACCGAATAAATGAACACCAAAACCATCCGCACCAGCCAGACCAATCAGTGGAGCAGCAAAGGCACAGGCAATACCCAACATCATGGAGGGATTACCTCGAGCAAGTTTGGCTACATTATTGCGCCAGCTCTCGGGGGTCCCCTTGGTGGTGTAGCCTTTTGCCGCCGATGAGCGACCATTAAAGAGTACCGGGGTTGCAGGTGCGCCAATCACCGAACCATCCGGCATGATGTATGCCCCACACTGCCAGCCAGTAGCATTGGCAACGGTCCAAAGCTGCCGCTCTCCACTGCGTTGCAGGTAGTCAGCCAGTATTGCCCGTAATCCACTTTTGGCTGTGATAGATAAACCACCAGCCCGCAGCCGCGACCAGCCTTCCCGCTCACCAATGTCACGCATGGGTAAAGCTTCTGAACGTTCAGTCTTGTTACCCTCCGGCGTCCAGGAGAGGATCAGATACCGCTCGTTATCGTCTTCACCTATCCCCACAACGGATATCGGGTCACTCAGCCAGCTTTCTCTTTCCGTAATATTGCCGTTACTTTTATCCAGTTTGGGTTCAACCCAATACATGCCACCTTTACGCTCATCGACATATGGACGTCTGACATCCTGAGGCTCCGCTACCGGAGGCTCCTCTTCAAGTAAGCTATGTGGTTGATAAAGGGAATCTGCGAACGCGGTAATACACGCATCCAGTCCATACTGCTGCCGATAATCATCCCAGTCGGCTTTATGGTCTGTCGGTGGTAAGGCAACCCAGCCATTCACCGCGGTAGCCGCTTTCTCAGCAGATTCTTTCCCGACATTCTTTTCACCGGGTTTAAGGTCGTTATCAGCAGCAATGATAATTTTCGCATCAGGCCAACGTTCCCGGCTGGCTTTCGCTATATGGATCAGGTTCCCTTCATCAATAGCGGCCAGCACAACCCCATCACTCAATAACGAGACTGTAACGCCGGTTGCGTTACCCTCTGCAATTAACACCGTGACAACCAGTTCATCATTCAGTGCAGTTGGAAATCTCACTGGAATGAATGAACCTTTCTTGATGGTGCCGGATATCAGTCGTTTGGTGCCATCAGGCTTAATCACCTGCGCACCCTTTACTACGCCCTCCATTGTTTGCAGTACCAGCAGCAAAGAACCGTCACTCAATAAGGCTTGAGGGGGGCTTGGAAGCCCCTTATTAAGTAGGTACTGAGATTCGCCAGGTACCGTTTTCGCCACCAGCTCCGCAACCTTATCCGCTATCGGGATGCCGGGTTGTACCGGCTGTTTTACATATTTAGCAGGCACCGTCGCAGACACTCGCGAGTCGGGATCCATTCCTAGTGCGTCTGCTACCATGACCGCCGCCTCAGTGGAGGTGCATTGCTTAACTTTCTGTACCAGCTCAAGCCCATCACCGGCACCACACTGATTACAGAAATGGGTCCCACGTCCATCCTGATCATCAAATCGGAATCTGTCTTTGCCACCACATGCCGGACAAGCAGAATGGTCGCGAGGCCGTTCCGGTACATCAATACCGAGATAACCAAGAATATCGCGCCAACGATTGGTGGCCTGAGCCGTAACTTCACGGATCATGTCGATGGATGGTTTCATGCTGCACCGTCCTGACTGAATACCAGCCCATGCCGGTTATCATGAGGATTAGACAAAGTCTCTACGACCGTAGCCTTCATGACTTCCGTCATTGTCTCGACGCCGTGCGGTGTCAATTTACTGTTATCCTTACTCAGCATCTGAGTGTAGGTTTCCACAAGAATCCGCGAGCCGTCATCACGCCCGAACTCCTGAAAACAAAGCACTTCCAAAGAATGAATAAGGCAATTACAAATTGCTGCCTCAGTTAAATTTTCCAGAACAACAACCTTTCTAGAATTAATAATGACATTGGCAATGGATTCGCCTCTATTTCGTTTCTGACAATAAGCGATAAATGCCACTGCAATATGTTTACGATTTAATTCGATTGAATGATTCAGGTTCGTCATAAATATATCCTTTACTTTCATCAGGCCGAGTGAGTCCCCAGCCTGATGGCTGTTATTTTTGAGATGTTGGAATGCTAACTAATTAAATACAGGGCATTTAGCTACTGGCTTTATCAAGGCGTTCCATTTTGTCCGGCCTCCCGCTCAAGCAAATGAACCGCTACTGGTCCAGCGAGATCCAATGCAAGGCTTAATAATTCCTTTTCGTCAGTAGTATCTAATTCAATATTGGATTCAAACATCAACAGCAAGAGAGCATTTAATTGACCAGCCTTATGCGTGGCAATATCCAGGGGTACTGATTCATTGGCTTTCATGGTTATGCTCTCCCGATAAAAGTAAATTCAGTAACGAACCGTGCCAGTGGCATAATGCAGGGCGATGAATATCCGTCACGGCTAAAGGTAACGCGATTAAAGGCAACGGAATCGACAGTGACCAATGAGCCATGACTGTCTTTGTAACGATCATTTGGCTGTGGCTGGCCCATAATTCACCCCCTTAATATTTTTCGCCGCTTTTTCAGCGCGTTCCTGAGCGATCCAAAGAAGTTCATAACCCGTGTCGTTACCATCCTCACTCGCAATTAGCATTGAACTAACTTTTAAAATTGAAGCAATTTCACTGAGAAGATCGGAAACTTCGCAGGGCGCTAATTTATCCATGAGTCACCCCCATAACATCGGACAGATTGATGCTATGTACTGCCAGCCATGCTTCGCGAGGCCATGATTTTACAGAGCCATACTGTGGGTCAGGCACAATCTCTGGTTTAAAGCCATTCTCAAGACACCATTTCCGCAACGGATGCCATGCAAACTTCTGATGAGTCACATTTTCTACAGCTTTCACCGTGGCATGCTTTGTACTTTCCCCCAGCCGTTCTTCCAGTACACGACATTTGCGAGTAGCTGCACTTAGTTTGCCGAGGGCGCTGGCTTCACGTTTACGGCTAATCTGACCTTTGGTACGAATAGCTTTATCAGCACGCTGCTTTTCAGCTAAGCGGCCTTGCTCGGAGTCGATAGCCAGTTGAAGGATTTCCAAGCGACTGAAGTCGGGAATAGTTGCAGGTGCTGGCAATGCATCCAGTCGGGAAAAGTAAAACTCAGTGAGGTCATTGAAGTAGTCCCACGCCTGATCCGTTTCTAACATCTTCGCGTGATTGGCCGCACCGCGCTCAGTCCAGAGACGCAAGTTACGAGCGCGTTTCCCAACTGCATTACTTAAAGATACCCAGTTCTTCATTTCACGAAGCTCATCACCTTGAACATCAAAATAGTGCTTACCTTCGATAAAACGGTCTTGGTTTCGGTGATAGTTAACATTAATGTTATTCACATCGGTGCCATACCCAGCCGCAAGCTGCTCGGTAGTTGCCACGCGCTGACCACGATACTCAATAACCTGCAAATCTTTGGCCGCTACCGGAGCCAGTTCAGTTTTTTTAGACATTGCACACCCCCTGCTCATTTTTCGCGTCATGCTCTTCAAACTGCACGATGTTATGTACCGCCTCAGCCCACCAATACACCTGCAATCGTTGCTGCTCGTTCTCAATCAGAGGAATAACGACCGTCAACAAATGAAGCAGACCTGCTTTGACGCGTAATAAACGAGTGCGGGATACATTCTCGCTGGTGTCAGGGATTGGCTTACCACGGCTGCCCATCAGTTCAGTAATCAGGGCCTGAGTCCCTTTGTATGAAGGTGGGTAGATATCATCCTCATCAAGGAGCCGCATGATGCTGGTGATCTGAACGTTGCTTAACCGGCGCTCTGTTGCCCCCAAGAGAACAATGGCTGATGCTTTATCAAGGCTCTCAGCTTCACCACACCATGACAGCTTGAGTGCACCACCAGCAGCGTCTAATGCGCTAAATTCAACACGGTATTTTTTAAGCATTGCATACCCCCTGTGCAGGAATGCGGCCAGCAAAGGAAAGTACGAACTGACCAGCCAGAGAGCGGCGGGCATCTTGTTCAGAATGGGCAGTGACTGATTCACGGTGCGGTTTAGCGTTCAAGTCAGAACGGCACACGGCGAGAAAGAGATACTGAAATTTAGGGTGAGTTTGGGTATGATTTAACATAGCTACCTCGATACTCAATCTATCGTTGGTGGTAAGAGGCCCGGTTAGTGTTAGCGCACTGCTGGGCTTCGTTATTTTGTGTACTGCCTGTGCCTTATCTGTGGATAAGGTGTGATTTAAATTACAATCAAATGAATCACACATCAAGTGTTTTGTGTGATTTGATTTCATGTATACTGAATCACACGTTTTATTCAAGGTGCTGAACATGGCAACAAATACGGTTAACGACAAATCAAAACAAATATCCATTCGCATTCCACACGATGTAATGGATGGTATGGAAGCGGTAAAAATGGACGGTGAAAGTAATGCCGGTTTTATCGTTACAGCTATGCAAGATGAGATAGCCCGCCGCCAACTCAAGGAGAGCGATGAAAATAAGTTGCTGTCCAACCTCAATAGCGCACTAGAGGCACTGGCTCGTATCGAAGATATCGGTACTAAAGCTGGGGAAAATATCAGGGCCATCGTTGACGTAGCGCAGAGTGAGATCAAACGCCGCCAGCGCAAGAAGTCCAAGTCAGAACCATCTGAGTAATCCCAAAGGGTAGCATTTACAGTGCTACCCTTTTCTTTGCCTGAACCCGAATACTGTTCGTGTTTGGTTTGTAGTTCACTAGGTGAAGAGCACAAAACTTGCGAGTAACTGTTGGTTACTTTCAACTGACCCGAAATTACCGAGATAGCTATAATCTGAGACATAATTACTGTATCCCCAGCTTGCCACCGCCAATAAACTCAAAAGGGATTTGCCCTATCTCATCAACCAATTTCTGGGCTTTCTGAAGTACAGGTAAATCATCTTGACGTTTGCGTAAGCGCCTACCAGCATCAGAGGAGTCTTCATTGGACGTTTTCCAAGCCGTAGCAACAATGTTCTGCATCTGCTGGAGCGTCAGGCGAGTATCAGCGACCAATCCCCCTGACTCTTTGTCCATTAAATCCAAAGCCCAACGCCTCAAATCCTTGGCAACAGGAGTTTCAGCCAGCAATCCAAGTAAGTGCAAACCCCGAAGAGAGAAAATACGTATTTTCGTCTTAAGATTATTGCAACCCATTGTTTTCCCCGAGGTCACTGTTGTAATGACCTCGGTCATACTGGCGGTAAACTCATCTGAGTTGCTGTTGTATAAGTTGGTAACTGATTTCGCATTGGCATAGCCAAGCAACTTAGCCGACTCTTTAGCTGTTACCCAAATCTTCCCATCACCATGATCAAAAGGAATTACAGTTTGATCTTTAAACCTCAGCACAACGGAATTAGAGGTAGTGCTAAATTCAGAGTGAGTTTGACCGCTGCCAATTAAGGCATTTAATTTTTTCATGTTGAATTATCCTTCGTTAAATCATTTGGTAGCTGTAGCGACGGAAATCAAATGTTGGATTAAACCGAATGCAAGTACACGCAAGTAATGCACACCCTATATACATAATTAGGCGACCTCCTTGCGGGATTCAGCAATACGCTGGTTGATCCACTCATCAATCTCGCTTTCAACGAAGGCAATAGAGCGGGTACCGATTTTAATGGAGGAAGGGAAGCGATTCTGGCTGATGAGGCGGTAAAGCCAAGCCTTACTGTAACCAGTGCGGCGTTGAACTTCGGATAAGCGAATAAGTGATTGCGACATATTTACCTCGTAATATCTATTGCGGTTTACGAGATGAATTTCACCAAATTTAAGCTAGTCAGTGTAGAAATTGAGTAAATAAAGATGGAAGGTATAATTTAAAAGCTAAACCTGTAGATGTCACTTTAATAGATACATTGGAAATGGATAAACTACAAAAACGGGACTTTAGAAATGACGTCCCGCGCTGTAACACTGTTTGGAAATGATTACTCATCAGAGTCAGGAAGTGTGATTTCTAAAGCCTCTTTGATAAGGTTGGTCATTTGTTTCTCTGTAACAACCATTCCCTGATATCCTGAGACTGCAAGATTCTGAGCGACGGCTCTAGCTATAGCCAGCTTGTTTAATTTTTCACCGTTTCGAAATGTTCTACTGGATCTTTCGAGGGCGATGGCCATACCAGCGATTAACATTAGTGCAGTATTCTTACCTGGAAATTCGCCCCACTGGTCAAGATACAATTGATTGTTGGTTTTCTTTTCTATTGGCTTCGATTGCTGTAACGGTAGAGGCCAATTAAATTCATGCTCAGTGACCCATTTTTCAACCTCTGCACGAACAAGAATACAATCTCGACGATCGTTGTCCATATTATCGTAATGTAAAATTTCCTTTGCTTTTAGCTTACCGTTATCGACAGCATCCCAAATAGATTCTTTATATGCCTCAAGTTCACTGGACTGTTCCCTTCCTAAATTAACTCGAGGATTAGCTCCGATAATTAAATAGGCAGCATCACTCAGCGTAATACTATCTCGAGAAAGGTAAGGAACAAGCCAACTTGGTAAGTTCTTTTTTAGCCCAATATTATATTCTAATAAATTATCATGAAGATTTAGACCGAGAGTCTTTTCAATCTCTGACCGATTAAAACCTAAGAAATCAAATGAATTCATAATCCCCCCTAGAATGGAATATCACTATCAAAATCGAGCGCGGTGGAGCTTTGAACTTCATTTTTCTTAGTCATAGATGGAGCCCATCCCTCATAAAGCGGTTCATCCATTTCAGGACTAACCATAATCCGACTTAATAAATCGTATGGGTTAAAATCAGGATCAGTGTAAGCAGGGCTACGAGTAATACCCCTCGCATCTTGAATTAACAGGCTGGGAGCATACTGTTGTTCTTCATCTAATCTGATGATTATCCAATTAGCTATTTGTTCTCTGGTCATGTCAGGGTGCAACGCTTCAATTCTTACGATTAGCTCCCTGATGCTTATGAATTGCTGCTTCTTGGATTTTAACTCTGACGCTGGATTAGCCATATACGCCACCTCGCATCCTCTAAATTTTAGGGGCTATGCCAGCCAGTAGAGGTGTACTGGTTTTCGGGGATCAGCCTAGGCATAGCCTTATTCTCTTGAGGTCTACTATAAATCACCACTGTATACTCGTCCAGCACCTACCCCACCGATGCACAGCATCACTTCACATTTTCACATCAAACTGTGGTGAACAATTTCGGCTTATCAATTACAGGTTTAGGGTGATTTAGCTGAGGTAAAGCCAATTTTGCGGGGGATAACGTGAATAGGGTCGGTTCAAACGGCCTAAAGTCGGTTCAGGGTCGGTTCAAAAAATGAATTAATTAACTTATAAATCAATAAACTAAAATATTGAACCGACTGAACCTACTGAACCGACCCTTTTTTATTCCTCACGGAAGAATTTTACTCAATAACTAATCTTTTGACTGACGTTCCAGACTATCCATATAGTCGGCATACCACTGAAGCATTTCCCTGCGGCCATCAAGATACTGAGCGTGATTATAGGTGCCACGAATACTGTTCTTATCGACGTGGGCCAACTGTGTTTCTATCCACGCAGTATTAAACCCCTGCTCATGTAAAATGGTACTCATGGTGTGCCGGAAACCATGACCAGTGGCTTTACCATGATAACCAATACGTTTTATGACCTGATTAATACTGGCTTCGCTCATTGGCTTTAAGCTGTCATTACGACCGGGGAATACCAGTTTAAATCGCCCAGTAATCTCATGTAATTGACGCAGTAATGCCAAAACTTGCTCTGATAAGGGAACCAAGTGAGGACGACGCATTTTCATTCTGGCGGTGGGAACTTCCCAGACTGCTTTGTCCAAGTCAAATTCTAGCCACTCAGCAGCCCGTAGTTCGGTTGTACGAACACCGGTAAGCATAAGGAGCCGTGTTGCTATTCGAGTGACTGTACTGCCGCTATAGGCGTTGAGAGCATTAAGGTATGCGGGAAGTTCGTTCGCTAAGAGGTGGGGGTAATGTGTGTGCTTCTGAACCGCCAGAGCGCCAGCTAGTTCACTTGCTGGATTGTTCTCTGCTCTGCCAGTTACGATTGCATAACGGAAAGTTTGGCTGCATGCCTGACGGATCTTACGCATTTTATCGAGGACGCCACGCTTTTCTAACTTACGTAGGGTTTCGAGAATTTCTAGAGGTTTGATTTCGGCAACTGGACGTTTGCCAACGTAAGGGAAGATGTCTTTTTCGAATGACTCCATTAAATCTTCAGCATAACCTTTGGACCAATTGGGCCTTTTGTAGGCATGCCATTCTCTGGCTAGAGCTTCGAACGTGTTATCAATGCTGACTTTTCTGGTTTGTTTTTCTACTTTCTTTTCTTCACCAGGGTCGCCGCCCACTGCAAGTATACGCTTAGCCTCATCTCTTTTTGCTCTGGCTTCAGCAAGAGTGATATCAGGATAGACCCCAAATGCTAGCAATTTTTCTTTACCGGCGATCCGATACTTCAGCCGCCAACAACGTGAACCAGTAGTTTTTACTAACAAAAATAATCCACCTCCATCAGATAGCTTATAGGGCTTCTCTTTTGGCTTTGCAGTATCGACCTGTCGGGCGTTCAGTTTCAT